TTCAGGTTCTCCGTATTTTGCGATGGGCTAGTCCACTTCCTCAAAGCCGGCGGCCAGCCCATCGGGTCCGCGGCGAATCGCGAATTTGCGTTTCCTGGCCGGTCCCGCCGGCGCGATCGGAACGTTAGTGTTGGCGGGAGCAGGCGGCGGCGGCGTAGCGGCCCGCTCGGCGCGGACACGCTCCATCCGGTCCTTGAACAGGTCGAGCGCCTGGGTCGCTGCAAGCTTGCGCTCATCGAGCTCGACCTGCTGAGTGAATGATCGCATCTTCATGCCATGCTCAGCCTTCGATAGCTCATGGTCCTGCTGGGCCTGCGCCATCTGGCCGCGCAAGCGCGCGATTTCCATCTGATGCGTTTGCTGGGCTTGCTCGAGTTCCATGCGCGCCTTGCTGTCTTCCGCATGAGCGCGAATGAGGGCCGTCTGCTGCTCGAGCCTGATCCGGGAGATTTCGGCCTGAGCCTTCATATGCTCAAGCTGCATCTTCGGATCTGGCGGCTTGGGGGCGCCGGACGCCGCCTCGAGCTGCTTGATCATCTTCTCGGCTTTTTCCTGGAGTTCGCGCCCGGCAGGATAGGCCCGCAGCCCGAAGAGATAGATTTCGCCGAGGAATGGTAGCATCGCCGGCATGTTTTCGGCGATGCTCTGCATCGAGAGCATATAGCGGCCGGTTTTCTCGATGAGTTCGGTGCGCGCGTTCTGCTCGGCCTGCTGGTCAAGCAGGACGGTCGAGTCTGTTTCAATGTCGACAAGGAAGCGGCGCAAGACGCCGTCGCGCAAGACTCGGAGCACATCCTCTTGCGTCGGGCCGAGGTCAGGGGGTTCGGGCGGCGGCGGCGGCGGCGGGGGCGTGGGCGAGGGCGTTGGCGGTGGCGGTGGCGAAGGCGTAGGGGCTGGCGAGGGCGTTGGCGGAGGCGGCGACGCAGTCGAAGGCGTTAGCGTCGGCGGCGGCGAAGGCGCCGATGGACCTGAAATAGCATAGCCCTGCGGCGCCGGCAATGCGGCTGGCGCTTGCCGTTGCGCCATATACGCCTGCATTTCCCGCTCGTATTGCATCTGCGCCTGGATCGCGTCCGCCTCGGTCGGCAGGCGCATATTGGCGCATTGCAACATCGTATCGATCTGGAAATGCCCCGAGATGACCTCCGCAACCATCCGCGTCACGTCGCGGCAGATGCGCGCCATCTCGTTTTGCTTGTCCTTGAGGCGCACGCTGCCCCAAATGGACTTCATGCCCTGCGCGGCGGCTGTCTCCTCCGCCTCGGTGTCGCCGCGCATGATGTCGGAGATGCCGGTAATCTGCCAAATATCGTCAATGAGTTGCTTGCGGAGATTGACGCAAGCCTCGATCGTCTTGACGATGTCGGCAATCGGCAGGAACACAAACGGAACGCCGTCCGAGCCGCCGGCCTTCGTGAACATGGCCCACGATTTGACCGCAACCGCCTTGTTTTCAAAGCCCGGCCGCAGCGCGGCCTCGATTTCTGGAAATCCCTCGCCTTCCGGGCCGGCAGGATAGAAGCCCACGACCTTGAGACTATCGGAAAGCGACGCGATGCGCGCCGTGAGGTCGTTCACCTCTTCGGCTTGGTCCTGATAATAGACGTAGTCCGGAACGCTCGTCAGCTTCTCAGTGTCGAGCGTCCCATAAGCCGGCCGCGGGCATGGGAAAAAGCCTTCGAATTTCATGTATGGCGCAGCGGGGGCCTCAAGCAGCTCGGGCCATTCCTTCGCCAGCCAAATCACCTTGCCTGAGCGCTTGTCCCAAATCTCGTAAATCGTCGCCTTGGCAACGGCGGATGCTTCCTTTTGGGCCTCATCGTCGCGCCGAGGGCCGACTTTGGCATCGAGGGGGATCTTCCCGCCCGCATCCGGCCAACGTTTTTTCAGTTCGGAACGATCCATGAACGCCCGGAAGCAAAGCCATGGCAGTTCCGACCAAGTGCGCGCAACCGGGTGAATGAAATCCTTGCGGTGGACGAAGTCGACTTTGACGTGCTCGGCTTTCAGGACCTCGGCGGGCTCTTGCGGCTCCTCGCTCTCGTCGGATTGCGCGTCGTCTTCCCATTCCCCGGCGCCGTCGTCGACCTCGAGAGGATCGATCTGCGCCTCATAACGAATCCGGGGCACGCCGCGAGCGAAGAGGAGATAATCATTTCGGACAAGCTGAAATGTATCGTCGTATGAACCTAGATCGAATTGCACATCAAGCGTTCGCTCGAGCAGTTCGCAGGCCAGATTGATGACCGGATCGCCATCCTTGAAGCGCGACGTTACCGATGGATTCGGCCGACGCGCGTAGACGGCCGGACGAAGCACCTCCTGGTTCGACCAGAGCATCTGGTATTTGCGGCGCGAGCCGGTCGCGTTCTTCTCGTCGGCCAGGTATCGCTTGCGGATCTTGTCGCACCGCTTGTGCCATTCCTCGGCGTCGCGTTCCGCCTTGGTGATCTGGGCGCGCCAATAGGCGACATCGTCCGAGGCGCCGGCATCCGACGCCCCGATCGTGTCGTCAAGCGCGGACATTCTGCGCCCTCAGTGCCCGAGCCCGGCGAATATTCCATTGAAGCAACGGCTTATCGTCGCCCATGGGACAGGCGTTGCGCCACTCGACGGGAGGAGAAATTGGCTCCTGCCCATGCTCAGCGAGGCCGATGCTCGCAAGCGGCGTCCCGCAGCGGCGCAGATCGGCAAGATGCTTGGCGCACGCCAGCCGATCTATCGACCTGTCGGTGAAAGGGTCAAAGCTTCGCCGCGGCATTTGCGAGCGTCCAAGATTCAGGATAAGGCTTAATTATCGGCGCCAACGCCGCGTCAGATGACATTCAGATAAGGCTCGATTTCCCCGCCCCGGACCAGCGTGCCCACTTCCGGAATGTTGCGTATGCTCTCAAGCAAACCTCTATCGAATCCCCGATGAACTAGCGCCACTTTGCCGCTTTCGTCTTGCTGGAGAGCGACGCCCATGGTTTCGAGCTTGGTCCGCAGAGCGGGGTCGATTTCATAGACGTTCATTCGATCAGCTCCTGGATTAAACGCGCTCACGCCGCCAGTCGTCGGCTTCGGCGAGTTGGTGGAATTCGGCCATCGTCAACTGCGCCAATGGTTTGCCAATAGGCCGAGGCGCCGGCGGCTCTGACTTCGGCCGCGCCTTCTGCCAGGCGAGCGAGAGATAGCGCCAGGCGCTGCCGCCATGGCTCGACCAGTCATGCTTTTCGGTCTTCCGAAATACTAAGTTTTGTTCGTCCCACTCGTGCTTGTAGTTTCGTAGGCACTCGATGCCCTTGGCGCATCGCTTGACGTGGAAATGCGCCAGGGGCAGCGCCTGGCGGCCGGCATTCACGCCGTCCATGAACGGATGGTTGGGCAGCGGATCGCGCACCTTCATGCCGAGGCCGATCATCGCCTCTACGCGCGTCTTGCCGGTGCCCGCCTCCATTACTTTTGCGTCGTGCGGGACATCGCAGATGACGGGCCAGTAGCCGGCGTCTCGGAGCCAATCCGCGTAGTGCGGAAAGCCAAAGCCAGAGCTCTCATAGTAGGCGAGCACATTAATTCGGCCGGGCTCAACCTGGTAAACCCATAGCGCCATGGGGTCGTCAACCCCGATGTCCCAAGCAACACGCACCGGAAGCTCGGGGCTGAGCGCGACACGGTCATTGATGCGACCTTCCTGCTCGGCGCGGCGCATCTCGCGGCCCCAGAAGGAGCCGAGGATCGGCGCGTCGAAGCTGCAATAATATTCCTGCTCGATCAGAGCGTTAGCCAGATCCTCGCCGAAGATCCCGATGTACTCTTCGCGCTGATGCTCGACGGCGGCGGCCGAAATGGCGTGCGTCTGCTCGATCGTCAGCGTTTCCGAAAACCAGCCTTCGGTGCGCTGGGCCATTTCCAGCATGTGAAACGCATGGTTCCGGCCGCGGGAGGTCGTGATGAATAACGCCCAACCGTCATTCTCAAGCACAATCGGAGCAAGATATGCCCAAGCACTCGGATTGGATAAGGCCCATTCGGAAAAAGTAATGCCATAAGGAGGGCTGCCAACAGCAGCGTCGTAACGATCCGATCCGACAACCTGCCAGGTCGCGCCGTTGCGAAACCTGATGAACATTTCCTGTTCATTGGTGTTCGCCCTCAGAGCGAGGGGGAAGGCCTCATCGATGCGGCGTCGGCCGGTGTGCGGGTTGACGGCAGTCCAGATCGCTTTGCGACCCTGGGCATACTCCGG